TTGCCGCGGGCAAGGCTGCACCGGTAGAAGAAGAAAGCGCCGATAATGAAGGGGCTGACGAGTCTAATAACGAGCAAGACGAAGATGCGGGCGAGGGCGAACAGGAACAAGGCGATAAAACACCTGAAGCAGAAGATCCTCTTGCTAAGGCAAATAAAGAGATTGATGATCTTAAGCACAAGTACAACTCAGATATAGGCCGCGTTAACGCATATCAGCGCCAAATTGACGAGCAAAAAGCGCTCATTGAATCATTAAAAAAAGCGCCCAAAGAAAACCCCGAGGCGTCAGGCTTAACCGATGAAGAGTGGGACAGCTTAAAAGCAGATTATCCTGACTTAGCGAAAGGGTTCGAGTCTAAGCTTAATAACATCATTTCTGCTAACGAACGCCAGATGCAGGAAATAAACAGCAAAATACAGCCACTTGAGCAACAGCAGCAGACGCAATACCGTTCAATGCAAATGCAAGAGCTCAGCAGCGCACATCCAGACTGGCAGGACGTTGTGAAAAGCCCCGACTATAACAGTTGGCTGAACTCACAACCGGACGAAGTGCAAGCATTTATGCAAAGCACAGAGGCCACTAAAAATATTTATCTTTTGAATGCGTTTAAGGCCACAACTAAACCGGCTCCCATGCAAACAAATGATTTGCAACAACGCAGACAAAAGCAGTTGAAGCAAGCGCAAACGGTCGCAAACCGTGCAACAAATAGCAGCAAGGGCACACTATCAGATGATGATTTTGACGCCTCCTTTGAACACTACGCTAATAAGAAAGATAGCCGCATATAGCCGCACAACGCTTTTACGTTAGCACCAAACCAAATACACCAAATAACCAGACGATAAGACGCCATATAGCCGCTAACGCCGCTTAATCATGGTGCATATTCCTCTGTGCGTTGGTTTAAAAGGTTTTCACTCACTTTTTTAATTAAACACATAGGATATTAATCTAATGTCACAAACTACTTACTCTGGCTTAAGCCAAAGAACGACCGCATGGGCGATTTCTGAAATGCTAGATCACGCTAAACCTATCGAGGTTTTAGCGCAATACGGCATGACTAAACCTGTACCACGCAACACATCGCAGAAAGTTAAATTTCGCCGCGCTATTCCTTTAGCGGTTGCAACCAACCTGGTAGAAGGCGTACCACCGACTATCAAAGCAATGCAGTACGAAGATGTCGAAGCAGACCTAAAGCAATTTGGTGACGTTATCGGTATCACTGACGTTGTTGCTGATTTAGCCGAAGATCCGGTTTTAAAAGATGCTACCGAAGTGCTAGGCGAGCAGGCTGCTGAAACGAAAGAAGCTAAATTGTGGGGCGTATTACAAGGCGGTACCAATGTTGATTATGCAAACGGTAACGTAAGAACAGCGGTTAACACTGCACTTACTACCAAGATGCAACGTGCAGCGGTACGCCACTTAAAGAATGAGCGCGCTAAGAAGGTGACTGAAAAAGTCGCTTCTACTGTTCAGTACGGCACCGAGCAAATTGCACCGGCGTTCCTAGCATTTTGTCACTCTGATGTTGAATCTGACATTCGTGACATGGACGGCTTTATTCCGTGCGAAAAGTACGGATCAATGAAAGCACTACCTTACGAGATTGGCAAGGTCGAAGATGTGCGTTACATCGCGTCTGCTGCGCTTAACCCCGTATTGGCATCTGGCGCGACTACCCTAAACGGTATGAAGTCCGAAGAGGGCGATAATGTTGATGTTTACCCAGTGGTCTACATCGGCAAAAACGCTTATGGCCATATTGCGCTTGCAGGTAAAAATGCCTTCTCGCCAATGGTTACCCAAACTGGGCAGGCTACTAAGTCTGATCCGTTAGGGCAAAAAGGCACAGTAGGTTACAAGACTTACTTTGAAGCACTGATCTTAAATGAAGCATGGATCAAGCGCGTTGAAGTGGCTGTAACTGACCTGTAATTAATCAAGGCGTCTTTATGGCGCCTTATTTTTTCACACAAGAGTAAACCAAATGAACTTAAAAAAATTAACGAAAGAGCAGCTTTTAGAGCAAGCCGATGTGTTGGAGCTTGAAATAGAAGATAGTGCGACTAATTCGCAAATCATAGCGCTTATTCAGTCGGCACTCGGTGAAGATCAAGATGATGAGCCAAAAGCTGACGGTATTGTAAAACCAGAAACGGTGCAAATCAGGTTCGCCAATGACGCAAAAAACAAACAACCGGTATTTGTCGGTAACGCAGGTCGGTCCTATCGCTTCCCTCGCGGTATTTGGGTTGATTGCCCAAAGCATTTATTGCCCATTATCGAAAATGCTAAAAAGCAAATTCAAGACGAAACCACAAAAGAGTGGATGGAAGTCGAATCATACCCTTACAGCACTAAAGGCTAGCAATGAACTTCTTAGAGTTATGTCAAAAAGTTTCTACCGAAGCGGGCATTACCACTACTGGGCCTACTTCGGTAGTAGCGCAAACTGGCATATTATCTAAGGTGGTGTCATGGGTACGTCAAGCCGATATTGATATTCAACTAGAACGAAGTGATTGGTTTTTTTTGTGGAAGACCACGCAAGCTAATTTAGTCGCAAATAAAAGTGAGTATATGCCAGTTGACTTGGCCGCCGGTGATATTAATGTTGTGCACCTAGCGCTCATTGGTAGCAAAGCGGCGCAAGTGCTGCAGTGGACTGACTATGTTGAACTTTATCGCAAGACAGGCAAGCAAGCAGACGTGGCAGACAGACCCAGTGCAGTGGCGCGTTCACCAAACGGTAAGTTTTACTTTTACCCGGTGCCGTTATTGCCATGCAAGATTCAAATCGACTATAGCACTGTGCCGGTACATTTAACGAGCAATATGGATGTACCAAAAGTACCAGAGCGTTTTCATTATGCAATCGTGCAAAAGGCGCTGATGTATTACGCCGAGCACGAAGAAGATATTAACAGATATAACCAGGCTAGGTTAAATTACCTAGATTGGCTAAACGTGATGGGCAGAGATACCAAGCCAAGGTTAAGGTTTTTGAATGAATAGAAATATTCAAACTCAGGCGATTATCTTAAAAGGCGGGTTAAACCTATCCGCATCTGTTCTTGAGCTACAAGCCGGCGAAGCGATACAGTTGTTCAACTATGAGGTAAACACATTAGGCCGCTATCAGCGCGTGATGGGTTATGAACGGTTTGACGGTAGAGCATCGCCCAGCTCAGTGACATCAAAAGACGTTGACGGTCCGTTTACTAACGATACTGAAATGGAAGAAGCAAGGGCAGCGCTTCGAGAAGTGCGCAGAAATGCTATTCAACCCATACCAGGGTCAGGCCCCATAAGAGGGGTTGCACAATATAAAGGCACCACTTATGCATTTAGGGATAGCGTAGACGGTGAGCAGTGCTTTATGTGGGCTTCATCGCCAGATGGCTGGGAAATAGTCGCTGCGCCTAAGCTAATAGCTGGCGGCAAGTATGAATTTTCTATTGCTAACTTTGGTGCATCCAACTCATCTATTAAGCTGTATGGAGTAGACGGTAAAAACCCATTATTTGAATTTGACGGCAATCGGTTCTTGCAAATCAAAGGTCCGATACCGGAGAAGTACCCTACACACTTAGAAGTGCTATCGTCGCAAGTAATGGTCAATGCCTACAAAGGCGGGACGTTTGTATTCACCGCAGTGGGCGATCCTAAAGATTTTCTAAACGGCGGTGAGATTGGTTGCGGTGATGAGATAACCGGATTAGACCTGCAGGCCAATAATTCCATGGCTGTATTTTGCCGCAACCGCACATATGTATTGTACGGCACATCTAAAGCAGACTTTCAATTACAAGACCTATCCAAAACCACCGGTGCCATTGAAGGCTCAGTGCAAACCATAGGCGATAGTATTTATATCGACGACAGAGGCATGACGAGGCTCAACCGTGTGCAAGAGTTCGGTAACTTCGATATGGCCACCATGAGCCAAAAAGTCGAGCCGTTGTTAGCGCGATACACACGCCGCATATTATCGTCGTTT